GTACATGCTGCCGATGTCCATCATCGTGCCAATGTCCTTGATGTTGAGCGATTGACCCAACTCTCCAAGGCCACCCATGCTTGTGCCAAGGTTGCCGAGCGTTCCGGCAATGCCCCCTGCCGTCTGTGCGCCCTGCAGACCCAACTGGCCGTAACCCGTCCCAAGGTTGCCCAAGAGTTTTGCATAGTCGCCCTGACGCAGTTGCTGCGCCTCAAAGGCTTTTTGGGCCATGTCTTGTGCGGACTGATAGCCAGAGGCACGTAGGGCGGTGCTGGTCTTGGCTTGCTGCTCTGCAATGTTGCGGCCTAGTTCGCGCTGTTCAACGCCCTGACGGCTACCGCCAAAGGCCCCAGCCCCAACAGCCTGAGACCGCAGACCTTGCGCTTGCATCCCACCTTGACGGGCAATGTCGCTTTCCGACTGACGAACGACGTCTTCCATGTAGGGGTTCATGAAGCTCTGGTAGGACGAAGGGTTATAGCCCTGCGTTGCGCCCATGCCTGTTGCTGCAGAGCCCATCTGATAGGGTTGAGCCATGCTCAAGGCCCCCGGAACGAGGTTCAAGGCCCCAGTAGCGCCCGTAATGCCGCTGCCCATAGCGCCGGACGCAGCGGTAAGTGCTGGCATGTAACCGCCAATGCCCGATTGGGCCAACCCTGCCGCTTGCTGCTGCTGTGGGGCCAACCCTGCGACTTGGTAGTCTGGGAGGTTCATCCCTTGGCCGTACAGCCTTTGGGCCTCCGGCATGATCCCCTGATTTCCGTACAGAAACGGTTTTACCTCGGCGGGGATATCTACGGTTTGAGTCGATGTCTGCGGTGCACTCTTGCCCATTATGCCATTTCCCCGTTTTCGAACCGACGCATCAGTTCATACATTCTGGTAACGCCACGTTCGCGGCTTCCGTTACCCATACCACGAACCGCTTTGGCAGTCATGACAAACTCGCCGTCCGACAACGCGGCCTTTTTGACGGGTGTTCCATTTTGATAGATCGTGGCAGGGACAGAATCACTTGTCCCGGTCCCCGGACCTTGGATCTCGCCACCCGTGGCGTACTTACGCGCTATGTAAGTCCTAAGCGGAGCATCGCTTGCCCTGTAGGCCGAGGTTTGTTCCATTGCGGCATCGCGCTCTTCTTTTGTGGCAAACCGCTTCATCGTGTAGGGGTCGATGTAGGGTAGTTCCTTGGCGATGCTGGGGTCTACGTCACCTGACATAATGTCAGGGCGCTCGTTGTAGCCCTGATACATAAGGTCCAGACTGCGGTTGCCAAGATCAAACTTCCTTTCCGAGTCAGTCTGCGTAACGTCAGGGGAGTATCTCAGCAGATCTTCCCCAGCCCTTTTCTGTCGGTCTTCCTCGCCCCGCATCATTGCCGCATAGGGCGACTCATACGGGGCGGTTTCCATTTGAGCGATAGGCGGAAGACCTTCTAGTCGCGGGTCAAGGGGCATTCTGGAAACAAAAGAGTTCTCGAGACCCAGCCGGGGGTCCAGCGGGATATTGGACAGGGCAGCGATGCCCGGAACAGTTGATCTACGGCGTTCTTGGATGTCCGCGCCAATAGCAGGAATCCCTGCTCCGGGCGCAGCCGGAGTGCCTGAAGTGTCTGGAGATCCGGAGGTCGCAGCCCGATTTGGGTTGACCGGGGGCGCGAACCGCGCCGCCATGCCCATGTCTCTTGGGCCGGACATCTGCTGACCACCAATGCCCAAGAGTTGGGATATCCCGCCGCTGACGCTCTTGCCCACCCCGGGGAACAGCATAGACCCACCGCCAGCGATGGCGGCGTTCCGAAGGGCATCCTTGCCGCTTCCACCCGTCAATAGAGTGCCAATCCCAGTTCCAAGGGCCGGGAGCCAAGCATTACCCAGAAGAGAACCGAGGCCCGTGGCCGCTGCTCCACCTGCGCCGATACCTAAAGCGCCACCAAGTGCGGCGACGATGGGTCCTAGGATTGGAATCATTGGGCTATTCCCCGTGTCATGTCATTGGCAATTTGGAGAACTGTAGCAGAACTTCGGATAGGTTTCCATAGAACCTTGCTCACACTACAATCCTTATCTCTCCGGCAGCGGTCTTGTAGATATCATCTACCGCCAGCCCGCCCGCAACGGCAGCGGCGTTGTTGGCATAGGTCTTCAGGCGGATCAGCCGCAACGTTGAGAATACGGCCTCTCCGGGGTTGTTCGTCTGTTGGATAAACGTCGAGAAAGCCCGCACAACTTGGTTCAGGTAGTCTTGGCTGTACACAGCGGGCGGAGTCGGGAAGTATGGTACTGGGCTGTTAGTTCCCATCAGCGCCTCCCGTCAGTGCGGACATCGAGCCTTGGGTCACCAAGACGCCACGACGTGTTTGTCTGGTTAGATTCTACTCTGATCGACATAGACCGACCGCGTAGACGAATGAAGACCTGATCCGTAAACTGTTCTACAGGGATGCTGGCTGTCTTGGTGACCGCATTAGAATCTGAGGAAATGAAGTTGTCCCCCGGGAAGTTACGCGCCTTGATGGTAAACGTGGCCGTAGGGCTTGCTGAAGTGGAGTTCCTGAACGTCAGGTCGGGAATAACCCGTGTGGCAAACATGAACTGGTCGCCCTCTCCGATGTCAACAACGCTCGACTCGATGTACGGGTTCAACGCCGTTGGGGGATTGTTGCTGCCGTCATTCAAGCCGTTTTCCTGATAGTACAGGTAGTTATCGGAACTGGCTGCAATAGGATATCCCAGCGTACCACGATCAACCCATGCGGTGCGCGGCATGGCTCCATAGTACCAGATCTTTTGGTCGTAGTTGTAAACGACGTAGCTGTCATTCTCAGAACTATCTGATGACGGGTAGAACCACCACACCTCGGAGAACGAACCGTTGTGGCCCGCGTTGATCTTAAGCGCCTGATTGTTGTTGATGTTATTGAAAACGTATTCTTTTACGTCGCATGGGATCTGGGCCACGCTACCGCTGTAGACGTAGAAGTCACCCTTGCCCATCCAGAACACAACGTCGCCAACAGCAACCATGGCATTGGGGCCCATGATGGATACGCCGGAGGACACCTCCTGAACACCAAAGGTGTAGGGCGGGCCGATATACTGCATTGCATGGATAGACACGTCTGTGAAAACAATGACTTGCTGTTTGGTTTGCACAGCGCCAATGATCTCGGACCCCGAGCCGATGCGCAACTCACCTGCGGTGTTGTCAGCGCGGGTCTCCCAATCCGTCAGGCTTTCTTGACTCGAGAATCGTATGACAAGCGGGTCTTGGACCCCGGGCGCTGCCTCCGTATCGCATCCAAATACAATGACGTGTCGATCCCGTTCCGACACGATGACCTGCTTAACGATGGTTGGGGTCATGTTGGCCCCAGCCAAAGAGGACAGGGCTACAGCGCGAGAAGCGACCCCTGCAGAAGTGTCCCAGTAATAGACCCCGCCGTCATGCACTGCCATCAACAGATCTTCGCCGTAGTTGTCTTGGCTCCAGATGCGCAACTGTGCCCCGGGCACGGTAACTGTAGCCGATGATCCCCACCCACCACGCGACCACGGGCCAGCGCCCCAGCCCGTGCCGTAAACGGACGTGTCGAGACCCGTATTGATCTGGTAAGACACAGCAACAGCCGCCCCGCCTCCAGAAACAGCCCCGGCTGACGCAGATCCCCCTGTGTCGATGGTGTAGGTATTGGTTGTCAGAATGGCCGTAATCTGATGCTCTTTGTTGATCTGGGGGGCCGTGATGCCGCTTACAGCCGTGGCCCCAGAAATCGTAACAAAGTCGTTCACAAAGCAGCCGTGGGTGGCGTCCGTAACAGTCAGGACACCCGACCCTGCCGCTAGGGTCTGTAGGGGGTTTGAGCCAAGTGTTGCGGTTTCTCGGATAGGGGTAATGTCGTAAAACGAAACCCCCCGCACAACGTAGTACTTAAGGTTGGTTCCCATGCCCATGTAGGTAGTGCCGTCAAGCGCGGTCCACGGCATAAGGGATCGAGTGGTCCCTAGGAACGAAGAGCCCGAAAAAGGAGTCCAACCACCAATGCTTTCCGGCTTCCCAAAGCGGAACCGGACTAGATTGGAGTCGTACCAACCGCCCTCATTGGCGTATGCCGTAGTTTCCCGATTGATGCCGGGCCGAAACTGGAGTTTGATAAGCGCCATGACTGTCTCCTACTTCCGGAGATACTACATCAGTTGAGTAGCTTCGCCAATGTCTTTGGTCCAACTATGCCATCAGCAAGACCATTGGCAGCTTGCCACTTCTTGACAGCAGCTTCAGTTCCGGGACCAAACACCCCATCGTCCTCAAGGCCCAACTCAGCTTGCATCCGCTTGACAGCCTCTCCCGTGGAACCCTTTTTCAAGACCCCCGGAATTGCGGCAGCGTTAGTGATAGGGGCAGGTACAGAGCCACCAAGAACAGCCAAGGCTTGCTCATAGTGCTTGCGGCGGTCTTCTAGGCCAATGGTCCCGCCATTGACCAGCTTGGTCATCTTGACGATATCATTTTCGTCACAGGCAAGGTTGATCTTGCGGCTGTTCCAGTACCAGCAAGCAGACTCGAGTGCACCCTTCTTGGTCTGGACGTAGTCGATCACATCCGGCAGCGTCATCTTGATGGACAAGGCAAAGGCGCTGTAGTTGTCGCGCCCAGTTAATTGGATCACGCCTCGCCCACGAAATTTAAAACCATCCCCAGACGCAGTGTCGCCATTGCCCATGCGGTTGGCATAGATCACGTTGGCAATCTTCTCCGGCTGCTTGGCATAGTCAGCGGCGTTGCGCCCAGCCTTCGAGAAGTACTTTGAGAAAAGTTTCTCCAAGGTTTCGGCGCGGTAGTTCAGGTTTTCGGACAGGGCCGTGAAGTTCATGCTTTCGTGGCCGCACTGGGCGAAGAAGCCAGCAATGCGGTTAGGTGTGTTGATCTCGTACTTGGGCAAGATTTCCAGCGCGGCATCGGCCCACGCCGCAGCATCCGCATTGCCATGCAGGATGTGGATGACCTTCTCTTTGGTCAGGGTCATGTCTTTTTCTTCCCTGCCTTCTTGACGACAGCACCGAGGATGGAGTCTTTATCCGCTCCAGCCTTGCCAGCGAGATTTGAAAGCAAGTCCCCTGCGTTACCTGTGACAGCGGTCTTGATCAAGCCTTCAACTGCGGGCGGCAGATCGACCTTGTCCAGCACTGCGTCGGCCATCTTTTCCTTGACCTTGCGCCCAATCAGAGCGCCTACCAAACGACCAATCATTCTGTCTTCTCCTCTTCCTTCTGGGGTTTGTTGTTGCTTGCCGCAAGAACGCCGCCCAAAGCACCAACGATGAACGATGCAATTGGGGTCAGCAGTTCAAAAAACTTGCGGTCGTTTTCGCTTGATGCCCCCATAGGCTGAGTCACAAAAACCAAGCTATACAGGATCACAAAGATCGTGCCGCCAAGGATAATGGTCAGGGCTATTCCGATAAAATAGCGCAGCTTGGCTTCCAAGATGTTTGCGTCATCTTTAGGCATTTTCATCTCCTACCAAGTCTTCGGGGCATTCTTTTGCCGCAGTGCAACGGGGCGGTTGGCATTCTGGCAAAGTCCAGTTGTCTGGGTTCTGGCATTTATACCGATAGAATCCGTTTCCAGACAGAAGGAAAATAACAGCGATTCCGATTGCCAAAAGCGCAAAAAGGATTTTCTCTTTCATGTATATTCTCCTGACTTACTTTCGCATATCCTTCTGGATTTCATCCAGCTTCTTGAAGATGTTGGACAACCCGTCCTTGATCTCCTTGAGTTCGCGGTCGTGAGACTCTTTAACCAAGCCAAACTCACTTCTTATGACAGCGATTTCTGTCTGGTGGGTCTGGGTCATTTTGTAATGCATCCAGATGAAGGCAATGATGGGGACCACCGCGAACTGCAGCAATAGGGTAAGTAGCTCCATGATGGCCTCTTGCTGCATAATCTACTCTTTTCCCCACTTGCCCGCAGGGCAATCTGACGTTGAAAACCGCACCTTGATGGGCATTATGCACCCGCACAGTTTGCACTGCTTCAACAAAGAGTTAAAGTTTTCACACGCCGTGCAGATTGCGTAACGTACTTCGTGGAACGGCTGGCTCATGGCTTACGACTTCATGATGTAGGCAAGGGCATAGTACGGAGGACGGTTTTCGTGCGATCCGCCAGAACCCGCAGAACCCGTAGTGCCGCTGACTGTGTGGTTGTGTGAGCCCGCACCCAGCGTGGTAACCCCACTGTTTTCAATTGCCCCACCGCAGCAGCTTGCGCCGGGGCCAGAACCATCGCCTGTGCCGTTAGACGAGAAGTTCTGCTCGACGTGAGTATGGTCGCCAACCGTGTCGGTAGTACCGCTGAACGTATGCGTATGGGACGGAATCTCCGAGGTGGAAAGCGTGACAGATGCCGCGCCGCCAGTTGCGCCAACAGCATAGGTCGTGCCCGCGCCAACAACGAAGCGGTCACGCAGGTCTGGGGTTCCGCTTGTGCCGTTACACAAGAGCCAGCCAGAGGGGATCGAGGCGATAGAACCGGACCACAGGACGATGCCACCAGAGGGGAATCCGCTTCCCCAAGCGGGAGCGGAGCCCGCGCCCTGAGACACGAGGACTTGCCCTGCCGTGCCGTAGTTTGCTCCGCCAAGACCTAGCTGCCCGTTAAGGACGGCAGAAGCAAGAGTTGCAGCCCCGGATGTAGAGGCCGTTGTAAACGCGCCAGTAGAAGGCGTCGAGCCGCCAATGGGCGTTCCGTTCACGGTTCCGCCAGATATGGTTGCAGAGGCGGTTGTAAGAGACGACAGCGTTGCAAGTCCCGAAGAGGACAGGGTGCTGAACGCCCCTGTCGATGCCGAAGTTGCGCCGATGGGAGTTCCGTTAATTGCGCCACCCGTGATCTTCACGCTGCTCATGGCAAAGTGGTCGGTCAGGTTGGCGACTGCCGCAGAAGCGCCGCCGCCGTTGGAATAGATTATCGCACTGTCGCCCGTGGCTATCGTGACGTTTCCGCCAGAGCCTTGGGTAAAGACCACGCTTTGAGCGGTGGTGTTGTACACGAAGTAGATCTTCTCCGCATCACTTGGATCAATCGTAATCGTGTGTGTCCCGCTTGGGGTCCCACCAAGGATGATCAGAGCATTTTGGCCGTCAGACAGAACCGCGTTGGAGGTGCTAAGGGTGGATGACGTGCCGGACAAGGACAGAGTGACCTGCCCGTTTGTTATGACATCGATGATGTCCATGTTGATGTTGACGGTGTCGCCCCAATCGCCCGACTGTTCACCATCACCGGGTTTTTCCAAGCCACCGTTAGTTGTGTATGTACTTGGCATTGATCATCCTCACGCCGCGATGTTTGTCCAGATGGTGGCCGGGGTTGGCCCCACCTCTGTCCACGTATTTATAGCATCTGGATCGAGCTCCGTCCACGTCGAACCTGCAGCGGGGGAGATTGCGCTCCAAGAAGTGGGTGGCACGGGGCTGATGGCATCCCAAGCGGTCCCGGGGTTCGGGACAATCTGGCCCCAAACGATGACCGAGCCCACGCGGCCCGTGGCGGAAACGCCCAGCGGTATGACGACAGCGGAGCCAGTAACAGTTACGGAACCAACAGAACCAGAAGCGGAGACGCCGGATACGGCAACGATGGCGTTGGCCTGTACTGTGACCGTGCCAACTGCGCCCGTGGCGGAAACACCTGTCGGAAGGACAAGGGCCGAGCCAGCAACGGCGACAGTGCCGACTTGTCCTGTGGCGGAAACACCCGTGGGCTGCACAAGGGCCGAGGCCGTGACAGTAACGTCCCCAACTGCGCCTGTGGCGGAAACACCCGTAGGTTGGACGAGGGCCGAGGCCGTAGTGGTGACAGAGCCGACACTAGCAGTGGCCGATAGGCCGGAAACAGCGACGTCAGCGTTTGCCTGAACGGTGACAGAGCCGACACTTGCCGAGGCCGATAGGCCGGACACAAGCACAAGGGCCGAGGCCGATACGGTGACAGAGCCGACTTCGCCAGATGCAGATACGCCTGTAAGGATAGCGGCGGCGGGCGCAACGACGGAGCCAACGCTGCCTGTCGCAGATACGCCTAAAACACTTACTACGACGTCAGCGGCTTCGCCGAGGTCCGAGAACGGGGCTGCCGAGAAGGGACTAAAACCAAACATTGCGCCCCTCCTTTACTGGGTCAGGTTGGGTAAGGATACCGCATTTTGATCTCTGCGACTAGGGCAAGCCACTCGTCCATCGTTGCTTCGCCACGCTGGGCCTTGAAGAACAGCGGGTCGGCTTCCTTGGCATAGGCTGCGGCACGGAGGTCTGATTGCTCTTGCTGTGTTGGAACAACTGGCAAAGGTTCGCTGAACGCCGAGCCATCGTAAAGCCAATTCGGACCTACGCCTTGAGGCAATAGAACCCAACCCTGCTCTGCGGCAAAGTCTGCTTCTGCCAAAACAGCATTAACGACAACGCCATCTTTGATCACGCCATAATTGCTTACCATGTGTAGACCTCCACATATCCTGCACCGCCAGCACCACCAGCACCACCTAGGAAGCCCGTGCGGGCTGATCCACCACCGCCGCCGCCACCAGCAGGGAAACCACCAGCGCCACCAGCAGCGCCGTTGGCTGTTTGAGCAGAACCGCCGCCGCCACCGCCACAACCAGCAAACAAACCAGCCCCGCCCACTGTTGGGGCTGATGCGTTAGATGTGCCCGCAAGTCCTCCTACGTTACGATTAGATTGACCGCCAGCAACTGGAGGATCAAGAACGTTCCCCGAACTTTCATTTCCACCCCATCCACCGCCGCCACCGCCAAATTGAGAAGAGCCAACACCTATAAAATTACTATTAGCACCAGCGCCGCCACCATAATATGCGCTAGCACTTATAGCGCCGTTTAACATAAATCCGTTCTCACCAGCAATTGTAGCGCTAGCGTTAGCAGTGGTCCCTTGTGCGCTGCCTCCATTAGCCGTAGCCGTCGTAAGTTCAATCCCTCCGCCTCCGCCACCGCAGGATATAAGACTACCAAAAGAAGATGCTCCACCTGCAACACCACCTGTTGCAGACGCTCCTCCTGTCCCTGCTGCTCCCACTGTTACAGATACAGTTGCAGTTAAGGCTGTTGGATAGAAATATTTTTCAAAATAAGCACCCCCGCCGCCACCTCCGTTGCCATACTTGTTTGTGGACACATTCCCAACTTTTCCCCCGCGTCCACCACCACCAGCGCCCCAGCAACGCACAAGCACCAGAGATGCACCAGCGGGCTTGGTCCATGTGCCTGACGCTGTGAAGGTCTGTTTGTTAAGCACGTTCGCCAGCACAAAAGCCGTGGTTGCGATCTGCGTGGTGTTCGTGCCAACACTTGCCGTGGGCGCAGTGGGCGTTCCCGTGAGCGCAGGAGATGCAAGGGATGCAGGAACAGCCCCGTTGATCGTGGCGGTGTTGCCACCAGCCGCGTCGACGATTGCGTTGGCCTTGATCGTGGACATGGATTATACCTCTGGATACGGGAAGCGGGCTTCGATCTCAGCGATCTTGTCCAGCCATTCTTGTTGTGTCGCCTTGCCGCGCTGGGCCATGAAGAAGAGAGGGTCAGCTTCTAGGGCGTATGCTGTGGCACGGGCTGCGCGTTGCTGCTCTAATGTAGGTGGTTCAGGCGGCGCATATACATAAGCAGCGGTGGCAGGATCAGCAGCCATTGCGTCATACAGCGCGACAACATCAATCGTTGCGCCAGTGTCGGTCGGATCACAAGTAAAAGGTATCCACCCGTAATCGGGATGTTCAATCTCGCAGTCGATGCGAGCGCCGTCTAAGTGTTTTGCGTTGCGATAATTCATCAGGAAATCCTCAAGAAGACAGATATGTATTGATCGTTTCTGCTTAGTGCAGTGGTTCCGTTATTGTAACCTGTTTGCCCCATGAGCCTCCAAGTTCCACTTGGCTGTCCGTAAACTGTAGCATAGCCAGCAGTGCTACTTTGTGTAAATGCGTTTGCAGGATATAGACTTGATCCAGCTACAGTTGAACCGGGGCCTCGTTGGGTTGCGCCACCCCACATAAAAAACCCATACGAACCTACGGCATCATAAGCCAAACCAGCCGTAGCCGTGCCAACGCTTGCCCACGAAGGCGCTGCGCCTGAGCCGCCGGAGGTGAGAACCTGACCAGATGTGCCGTAGTTAGCGCCGCCGATGCCGATTTGACCAGCGTCAGCTATGCGGAGACGTTCTGATGCAGATATAGCTGATCCATCAGCGCCATTAGCCGGGCCAGTAAAGACTGTAAATACACCGCCAGAATTTCTTAAAGCCCAACCACCTTGGCTGGCAACAGTGTTTCTCCACGCTGAATCATAGTACAGACCACCACCAAAAAAGCTGCCATCATTTACTATCGTAGGGTCTTTTCCAGCGCTAAAACTCGTTGTGTTGGTAAATGGCGTAACCCCAATCCCCACGTTGCCAACGCTGTCAATACGCATACGTTCTGTGGCAGAAGTTGCCAACCGCATATAGTTGCTTGTGTGGTCGTAAGAAACATAGCCAGCATTGTCTACAGTATCGGCAAACCTAAGTTCGGCGATGCCTGTAGTAGATGCCCTGATGATTGAAGCTGTAAACGCGGCAGACGTATCTCCG